AGTTGAACAAATTAGAGGTGGTGAAGATTGAAGTGGATAATAAACAACAAATTACATACAATATAAACAGAACGGATAGTGGTAAAAACTATTTCGCAAACAAGGTTTTAGTTTCTGATGAGTCTGATACATAATGAAAATTTCAAATGGTTTTTAGTTCGAGATAATTTTTTATCACCAAAAGAGTGTGATGAGCAAATACAATTATTTGATGAGAGTAAAAAAGATGTAAGTAATGATTGTAATGTAGCCAGTAGTATCATAGAAGATAAAGAATTATTAAATAAATTATGGAATATAATTAAATTATCAAATGATTTAGTATATAAGTTTGATATATCTGGAATTCAAGTATCTTGTGGTAAATCATACTCAGTTGACAATTTTAAAGAAGACGAACATCACCATACAGATTTTGCACCCGGACCAGGCAGAAGTGTTGACACTACAACTAAACTTACAGCGGTAGTATTTTTGAATGATGATTATGAGGGTGGAGAAATTCAAATCTTGGGAGATAAAATACCATCAAAAAAAGGTAGAATAGTTATATTTCCATCATTCGCAGCACATAAAGTTTTACAATTTACAAAAGCAGACAGACATATGTTAATATCATTCGCACAAGGAAACACATTTAAATGAAACAAAACAACGACTTTCAATGGTCAATACAAATACCAACATTCTTATCACACGAAAAATGTGATGAAATATTAGAAACTATAAAAACATCAGAGCAAGGTACGACGGGTTGTGTTGGTGATATGGATGAGGATGGTAATCACTTAGAAAATCAAATCATACCAAATGTAAGAAAAACAACAGAGTATTATTTGTTACCACAAAAAGACAATGAGTTCAGACCTGACCAACCAAACAATGATTGGAATTGGCTACTTAATAAAATATCTACGATAGTTAATATGATTAATGATAAAATATATCACTTTGATATTGAGACAAACGATGGTGAATTGAAAATGATTGAGTATGAAAAGGGTGGTCATTACACTTGGCACGCTGATTTTAATCCTGGCATTTGTTCACTTAGAAAACTTGTAGCAATAGTCCAACTAACAGACCCAAGCGAATATGAGGGTGGAGATGTTCAGTTTGGCTTTGAAGATAAAGAAACGGGTGAGTGGTTTAAGATGAATAAGTTAAAAGGTTCATTGACAATATTTCCTGCTTTTTTATCACATAGAGTAACGCCAGTCACAAAAGGAAAACGATATGTAATACAAGAACTATTCATAGGAGACCACTTCAAATGATACAAAATGATAAATTCGAGTTCGTTGTATACAGAGAGAACTTCTTAAGTGATTCAGATTGTGATAAAATAATCAAAGAACTTGACACAGAAGAATTGACAGAAGGGACACTTGCAGGAAATTACAAAGACGGAATCGTCAACAAGAATGTTAGACAAACATTGAATGTAAATTTCCTTGATAAAAATTTATTTAACAAAGTGAATACTGCAATTAAAATTGCAAACACACAATACTTTAACTACGATGTAGAAAGTATTGACGGACTAAGATTTTTAAAATATGGTATTGGTGGAACTTACAATTGGCACACCGACATTGGTAGAAATGAATGTTCGATGAGAAAACTTACAGCTATTATTCAATTATCTGATGAGAATGATTATGAGGGTGGTGATTTTGAATTTGGTATTACTGATAAAGAGGGTAGTGGATTAATTAAAGGAAATAAATCAAAAGGTTGTTTACTAATATTTCCTTCATTTTTATCACACAGAGTTGCGCCTATTACAAAGGGTATTAGATATTCTATCATTTCTTGGATGGAAGGTAATACATTCAGATAATGCCTAAAATCGTCATACTATCACACTTTAGAGTTGGTTCCACTAACTTCAAAAAGACTTTAGAACAGATTACAGGTCAAGAGTTTTGGAATGAACCTAAATTTAAACAACACAAAAGCATCATAGAATCAATGGGATTTGAATATTTTATGTCAAAATCTGAATTGAAAAGTATGAAGTGTGATTATGAGAATAGTAAAGATTACTTAGTAGATATCTTGAACTATGCTGATGTAGTATTTTTAATACTTAGAAAAGATTTATACTCACAGATTAAATCTTATCAAAAGCTAGTGGGTATAGAGCTTGATAGAGAAGAACTCATTGATGCGAATCACAAAATGTTAGAGTTAGTTAGAAAACATCCTAATCATAGAATACTATACTATGAGGATATCAAAGACTTTTTACACAAAAAGGTATTCGCATGAAATTAGCATTAGTCATTTGTCCACAATGGTCTGATATTACACCATCATTTGCATTAGGTAGTTTGATGTCTCACATTGATAATCCGAATGTTGAAGTTAAACAATTTGATTTAAACATTGGTTCATCGTTATATTTTTTAAAAAAGGGTGACAAAAAGTTTAGAGATTTGTATGATTGGGAAAATGATAAACCTTGGAATGAAAGAAAAAACGTTATTAATGATGTGATACCTTTCTTCAGAGATTATTGGCAAGAATACATAGATGAATTATCCACTTATGATGTTGTGGCATTTTCAGTTTATACTTCAAATATCATTATCACAGATTACATAGCCAGATATATAAAACAAAAGAATAAAAATACACAGATTTGGTATGGTGGGCCTTTCTCTTGGTATTGTGATAGTGGTAGTTTAGAAGAGGACGGAATATATAGAGAATTTGTTGATGTGGCTTGTAGTGAAAATGAGGGTGAATTAATAATAAAAGATTTAGTTGATAAATATTACGAAGAAGGACACTACGAGAATGTGGGTGGTATTTGGAGATGGGACAAAATGACACCAAGTTTCCCTACGGTTTTACCAAAGGGTCGTAGTGGTAGAACGCCAGTGTTTAATGGTAGAGTAAGAGCTATGGTATTGGATACTTTAAAGCCACCAACTTGGGATAAAAAAGTAATGGAAGATTATTTTGAGTTATGTGAATATGCAAACATACCTAAAACATTACCAATTCAATCGTCAAGAGGTTGTACTTTTAAATGTACATTTTGTCAAGAGACAAGATTATATCGTTTCAAGAATTTTGAAAAAATTATCGTGGAAATGAAAGAACAATCTGAAAAGTATGGAACAAATGCATTTTGGTTTACAGACTCTTTGATTAATGGTTCTATGAGAAAATTCACAGAGTTTGTCAAGAGACTTGAAGAGGAAGATATGCACATCGGATGGAGTGGATTCTTCAGAACACACAAAAAATTAGACACAGAATTATTAAAGAAAGCAGTAAAACACGGACTACTACATATGAGAGTTGGAACAGAAGCCGGTGTAAACAAAATACTGGCATTGATGGAAAAGAATCAAACCACAGAAGATGTTAGTCACTTTTTGAAATCAAGTTATGAAAGTAAAACAGGTATTTATGCAAATTGGATACCAGGTTATCCGAAAGAAAACTTTATGGACTTTCTATTAACAATTAAGTTTTTATTTGACAATTCAAAATACTTTCTCGCAGAAAACACAACATCGGTAACAAGGTTAAACCTAATGCAAGCTACTGATGTGTTAGATAAAACACCACTTGATATATTCAGAGATGACTTTGAAGTAGCAAAAGATAAAGAAATATTCAATTGTTGGATTTCAAACGATTTGACAAATACATTAGTGGTTAGACACTTGAGAGGATATCTTGTCAATATGTTTTCAAGAAGTTTAGGTATGAATGTGGTTGACGCTAGTTTTAAAACTTTCACGAATGTAAAGAATAATATGATTAATGTGAAACCAGAATACAATGATGACTTCTTAGTATCAGACTTTCTTGATTTTGATGAACAAAGTGAGGTTAGTGAAATAATAAGAAGAGAACTAATACAAGTATTAAAAACTTTCTCTTGGTTTGTTCACAATGTTGCAGACAATTACAATTACGAATTTGATTACGAAGATAAATTTTTAGGATACAATTGTGACAACTCAAACTTTAAATTAAAATTTAAACTGAAGTCTGGTAAATTGTCATATGGATTCAGATTACGAATCGGTGAAAAAGATAATTTCTTTGAACAAGATATTAGTATCGATAGTGAAGATACAATAATACTAAAGGGCAATAAAAAATCAGATAAAGTAAAAGATTTTTATTTAGATAGCACGGACTACGAAAAACATAGAGTCAATTACAAAAGAGTTCCATTAACGAACCAATACTAAAAAAAATACATTTTCAGATTCATACAAGATATTTATTTATATCTAAGGTTATTCACTATGAAAACAAAATCACTATTTGACCATATAAAACAAATTACTAATGTTCAGAACCAACATTATTGGGACAACATTACAGACGCCGATAAAAAGACTTGGTCTAATTATATGGTGCATAGATTTTTATCAATGAAAGCCGAGTGGATAGAAGTTGTAAATGAAATACAACAATATTGGGAATTGAAGCCAAA